AGCACGAACTTTAGCGGGTCGTTCTTCAGCGCGGGCGTCCACAACCGCGCCATCACCTCCATCTCGTCCTGAGCCGAATAGATTGGTGTTTGCACGGTCTGTGTCCTCTAGCTGTTCTACGACAGTAAACGCCCCTTCCAGCACCCGCTGCTGGGCCATCTCCAAGGCGTGCTTGACCGAGATGGTCTGGTCTATGTTGATGTCCACCGCTGTCTTGGCGGTCCACCCATGCGCGTGTTTCAGGATCTCCAACGCCGCCTTGGCGTCGCCCGCTCGCGCCGCCTCGTGCAAGATGCCCGACACTTCCATCTCGCCATCAGCGCGCCCCTTTTGTTCCGCCATCTCCGTCAGCGGATCAAACTCGCAGAGTTGCCGATACTCAGATGGACGCATCCCAGCAGCCAACGCCAGCGTGTCGCCCTTTAGGCCATTACGCGCCGCCCAATAGATTGCGTCAAGCCGCGCCTCAGTTGCCTGAAGCTTGCGCGTGTCGTGTGGGAGCGTGTGCCATGTCATGTAAGACATTTTATATTTAAAAAAAATTGTTTGCAATCCCTCCGTGACCGTGACCGGGCGGCAGCAGGCCCTACCCCCCCCGTCGATTTTCCTAGGCTTTTATCCCTAGGGCTGGGCCGGGCCAAGGGCAGGGGGCAGGGGGCAGGGGGCAGGGGGCATGGAGCTTAGGCGTTTTAGGCGGATAGCAAGCAAGTCAGTCAGCACGTTGTGCCAGCGTTGCGCTCGCATGGCGTCACCTGGCGCTTGCATGGCATTAGGCGTTTTGGGCTGTAGGCGAGCGATAGCCCAATGTGCCTAATGCGCCCATGTGACGCGGCTGGGTGCGTAGGCGTGATTGGCGCACTTAGTCACTTTGGGCGTTTTGGTTATCGGGAAAAAATCGCTGCCAAAACGGGAAACGTCGCGAGTCAAGTCACGGCCTACAATTCTATTCTACAGTATATATATGTAAATTATAATCTTCTAAACGTATAACCTACCCATAACCTAAAAAGTCAAACACCCCGCAATTCCGGCGTTTCCACCCCGTTTCCCATCGCCTAATCACTAGCCTAACAGGCTACCAAAAACCCGCCTAAAAACTATTTTCGCCATTCCTGCATTTTCCGCTTGCTAATGCTCGAAAATCTATTACAGTCAATCTTGTCGAAACGGCGCGCAACGACGCCAAACACGGAGTCGGACAAATGAACACTCAAGATAAAGAACATGCTCGCAACCTCGCCATTCGGTATCAAGCCTATTGCGCCGCGTGGGCCGAGCGCGACCGTGACGGCCAACTTGTGTGGGGACGTATGCTCATGAACGCGCAACGCGCGACTGACGTTTGGCTCATTGACGAGCAAGAATTGCGCGCAACGCTCGATTGGCTCAATGAGCAACGCGCTGCTTGACGCTCTAAGCGCCCCCTACGGGGGGCGTCGTAGAGCGCCAATAAAGAGCGCCAACATGGAGACCGGACAAATGCTTTACATTTATGGTGACGTGACCGAAACCAAAATCGAGCGCGCAGTGGAGCGGGCATTTGACCGCGCAGACGCACAGCTGATGCGCGGCGAGCTTACGCAAGACCAGTACGATGATCTGTCAGACCAGATCGGAAATGACGCCAACAGGCTTTATCAGCAGTTCGTCACGCCATTCGCGCATTTTGCCGGTGTGCGCCGCTAACAGGTCGAAACGGGCGCAAGCCCGTCACGGCGTCACGCGCCGTCTGACGAGACCAAAAAAGGATCGAACAACATGACGTACAATCAGACCCCCGGCGAGCTTGCATATACTGAAGACCTGCGCCGTCAACCGACCTATCACACGGGCGAGCGCCGTCCGGCGTGGGCCGCGCTCGAAACCTACGCAAAGCAATCGTGGGAGCGCAACCCCACGCCGCGCGAATGGACTGCGCCCTACACCGACGTGTCAACCGTGACCGAATACGGTCTGACCCAGAAGCTTTCCAACGCCGTCCGCATCTTCTAATGCGCGTGACGCCCATCCGCCCCATCGCCCCCACGGCGCGCACCCTAGCGCGCCGTCTCCCGACCCTTCCGCAACGGAACCTGTCCAATGATCGCAATACTCGAAGCAATCCTGACCATCGTAAGCCTAGCAATAACCGGTGCCCTTCTGGCAATGGCGTTCATATAGATATTGAGGTCTGACCATGGCAAAGCATCGCCACAAAGACGGCCCGCAATATCCTCACCTCGCCGGACTGGACCGCTACAGGCGCGCGCCCGACGCCGACCGCCGCGCGTATGGGCAAGCTGTCATGGCCGCCATACGCGCGTTACAGGCGCGCGAACTGGCCCGCGAACTACCATCGCACCCGTGCCCCTGCGCGTCCGGCGTGTGGGCGAGCGATGGACAAGAGATCTTGCGCGCCGTGCGCGCTCAGAATCGGAGGGCGTGACCGTGCGTCAATTCACAAAATACGAAATACAAGCCTGCGTTATCGACTATGAAGAAAACGGGACGGAATACATTATCCCCGCCCCGGCGCAAATTGCGCCATCATTTTGGGGTCTTTATGGCCGAACGCCTGACGGTTTAGCCGAATGGATTGCGGATTACGTTACGGAAGCCCAAGCCCGCGCGGCGATGGCCGAACAATGGGGGAAACTATGATCACGACCACCACCCACCCCGACGCGACGCGCACCGTGACCTACTACGGGCGCTTGCTAGGCCACTACGCTGCGGTACGTTACAAGCGCACCCATGCCCGCGCGTGGCGTTGCGTGACCGTCCTGGGCGCGCTGGGCTACGCCCGCAACGAGCGCGACGCCCGCCGCTGGCTGATGGAGATGGTCCCTTGAGCGACTACTTCCTCGCCCTATCGGACCACTACAAGGCCGTTCGTTTGCGCCTCAACGGCGGCTCGCCGCCCCGCCCGGTGGCGATCGCCCCGCCGCCGCCCCCACCTGAGCCGGAGCCCGACCCGCCCGAACTGCCCCCGGCATCCTTCCAATACACCATGTCCGCCGCCAGGCGGATCGCCCGCGCGGCGCTTGCGCCTCACGGCATGACTTGGACCGAAGCTATGGGTCCGAGCCGCACCCTGCCCTACACACGCGCTAGGGCGGACGTGTACAAGGCGCTCCGCAAACATGGGTGGTCGTTACAAAAGATAGGAATCTTCTGCGGACGCGACCACACGACCATCATGAATGCCCTACACCCAAGAAAGGACCGCACCAAATGAGCAACGCAAAATGGATGACCGAAGCTAAATGGCAACCGATTAAGACCGCGCCCAAGGGCTACATGACCAACGATTATTTACCGCCGGAAATTTTGGTTGCGTTAAGCCTTCCAGATAACAGTTATTATGCAGCGGTTGCGGAGTGGCACGACGACCATTTTGCCTACTGGTGCGCTGAGACTGAACGTTACGACCGATTAGGGTTTGAACCCACCTATTGGATGCCATTGCCGCCCGCACCGCCAGTTATGAAATCAAAGAAGGATCGCACGAAATGAGCATTACAGACCAGATCCTATCCGACCGCGAACAGACCCACGGCGCGTTCCGTGAAGTCGCGGGCTACTCGCAAGCCCTCAAGAACGTCATGCGTACCTCGCGCAATTGGAACCGGCTGGACGTGGCGCAGGCGCAGGCGCTGGAGGTTGTCGCCGACAAGGTGGCGCGCATCCTGTGCGGCGACCCTAGCTTCCCCGACCATTGGCAGGACGGCGCGGGTTACTTCGAACTCGTGCTGCGCGACCTGGTGCAGGCGCAGGCGCCCGTCACCATGCCCCGCGCTACCATGCCGGAGCTAACAGGCGATGAGCCGCTGGACGCGCCTGCGTTCCTGACGGAGGGGCGCGGATGATCGACATCAACAAAAAGTACCGCACCCGCAATGGCCGTGAAGTTCGCATCTATGCGACGGATGGTTCAGGGGAATGGACAGTGCATGGAGCTATTCAAGGTAAAAACGGGCAATGGTACCCTCATATATGGTTATCGAATGGGGCGCACCTGTCGTATTGCGATCATGATAATGATCTTATCGAAGTTCTTCGCCTTAAACGGACATTGTGGGTGAACGTGTACGGCAGGCCAGATGACGTGACAGCTTACAATTACAAGTGGAAAGCAGACCAATCTGTTTCCCCGCGCATTGCTTGCATTAAG